ATCACGCTCAAATTTAGTTGGACTCCAAGCAAGTTTTACAACATTCTTAATAATACCTCTGTTGTATCCTGCTGGCGACCACCATGGATCATTTGTCTCATCAGTTCTTGCACATAGTCCTGCTATATCACCATTTAATGGAACCCAACGAAACACATCATTATACTTATCATATTGATATTTCCATCCACTATCCAATACTGCATATGATGTGTTAAGGTTTAGTGACGAGCGGAATGCTTTAATATCTTCCACTTCTTTGTTTCTGTTTGATACACAAGACTCTTTAGATGGTGAAATGAACGCAACGCAGTCTTTTCGTGTCTCACATATATTGTTCACAACATATTGAGCAACGGATGTTGATGCTTCTCCACAAAGAATGAACGATACATCGACGGAATCTGAATCTTTGAACAAATCAAATCCTTCAACTCGTGAATCATCAAGCTCATCTCCAGCAGTTGGGTTATGGTCAACTCCGTTAGCAAGAGTATAATTATGTGGCGCCGAGTCTGTGGTAGAATCCGCAAAGTTTACTCCATTTGCCTCGGTTCCCCAATTTCCAGAAAGATGTGAAGCAAAACGAATGTGTTCTGACGAGTTATTCAATACAGTGACATAATAATTCGATGAATTGTCTTCCTTTTTAGCATCAGTTGCTTTGGACAAACCTGCATATCTCTCAAGAATTGTTCCTGGAGCACCACTAAATCGTCCTGTGGTGTCAATAACTACAATATGAAGTTCGTCGTTTGAACCACCAAGTGATGCAACGTGCGATGATGTTCCTGGAGCAACCCCACAAAGATCAGCAAATTCCCACTTTAACTGAAGTGTGCTTGTATTAATATCTTTGTCCAACACTCGATCCAATGTTACCTTATCATCATTAACAGCAACCACAACTCTTTGCTGTCCAGTAACTGAATCTCTAAGTATGCTTCCAACAGCAATTTTAGATTCAACGTCAGCACTTGCGTCTAATATGTTGGTGCCTCTGCTACCAACAAACGTTTCTGATAATGTTTTCTTAAATGCAGATGCACCTGAGCATATTGCCACACGAATAGAATTACCAAGCTCTCCTGGATGCTTTGCAATAACTATTTTTCCTGCTAGTGCAGATGTGCCTTTCTTATTATCATAGTCATTGTCGTTTTTAACCAATACACCAGCGCCTGCTGCTGATGCGTTCCTGGCATTGTCACCAACAACTCGAACTAGCTTCAATCGAATTCCATATGCAAGAAAGTTCGCGGCAGTAAAAAAGGAAGATGCGGTTGCATCGTCTGGCTTACCAAATCTACGAACTAACTGATCCTCTGTGCTGACAAGGGCAATATCCTCAACAGGACCCCATTTAAAAAAGCCAGCAAGTCCGCCGATGGATACGGAAACTGCTGGAACTACAGTTGTCAGATCCTTCTCTGTAACTAATACTCCAGGTGATACTTGAAATGCCATCTTGTTTCTCCTTGTTCTCTATAAATCGAATTATATCACTAACGACCCACGAGTGGTTTTGATATAGTTAAGCATCAATTATTTATAAAATTGTGCTTTTCACTAAAATCATTAGATTTCATCAAAATATTCGTCATCCTCATCATCTACGGTGTGCCAGAGTATGCCGTCATGGTCAACAAAAGTTTTGGAATTAGTTCCGTCGTCTATAAATCCAAAAGGTAGTATCTGTTCTTCGATATTTTTTATTTTTTCTTCATATACACGCCGCCTTGCATCTGTGTCTGTCATTTCTTTGAATAGTGTTTGACTTGTCAGCCACGAAAATAGCACTAAACTCATAACCAAATCGTCGTGACAACCAGGCTCTGCTGCATAGCTTGAGTGGCTTGCCACAAATGATGTCAGCTCGGATATTATATCAAAATCTTGAATAAACAACTTGTCGTTCTCTATCAGAGACTTTAAATTAGAGCAGCCTATAGTTTTAATTTGGTTTGTTGTCTTTACACCTAGTTTAGAATTCTTTTTGAATCCAGAAGATAGCTTTTGTCCACCTCTACCCATGTTTGTGGTTGAGAATATTTGTTCATATTCCAAATCTTCGTGTAAAATTTGAGCAACTTGAGAACCAATATTGTTTGTCTCTATCAAGACGTTTGCATTGTTGTACCTACACGCTACGTTGTATATTATATTTGGAAACAACATAGGCTCAATTTTGTTATTGTAGTATTTTGCTACAACTTTATATGGCACTTGTGTACAATCAATAACAGTAAACGCTGAGTAATCTAAATTTTGTCCTTCTGCTGTATCCGCTGATAGAACGTATATGTGTTCAGATTTTGGCTCTTCGTATATGTGCAAGTCACCTATCCGCTCAATGGGTAACGTCCATGCCATTGTTCCAAGTTTAGATGAACTAACCAATGTGCCCGCTGAGCCAAGAAAGTCACAACCAAATTCTTGATTAAATTTTTCTTCACCTAATTGTTTAATTTGATCCGCTGCCCACGCTTCGTCCCGCCCAGGCACTACACTCCAATGTGCTTCAATAGGCACATAAAGGTTTCGTTTGTTGACAGCATCTATCCAGTATTTGTAGAACAGGTTCATCCCGTTTGGCGTAGATACCATAATTACTTTCGTAGTTTTTCCTGAACTAATAGTAGGATACACTGAAGTAATAAACTCTTCTGCGATATTCTTGGGAACGAACGCAAACTCATCAAGAAAGATAATGTTATATGTGCTACCTCGTGCTGCTGATGATGCTGTAGCGTTTGCAATTACTTTTGAGCCATTTTCAAGCTCTATACTACCTTTGTTCCACGATACGATCCCTTGCTGCATCCATAGCGGAATGTGTTCGTATGCAAGCTGAAGTTTTGCTAAAATGTCTCGTGCTGTGCTTGCTTTATTTGCTAAGATTGCGATGTTCTGCATGGGCCCAAATAATACTGTGTGTAGAATGTATGCAATCGTTACTGTAGATTTACCAACTTGCCGAGGTAGTTTTGCTATTGTAAATCGATTGTCAATATATGATTTAAGCAAATCTTTTTGGAATGAGTATAGCTCGAACGGAACTAAACCTCTATCAACATGAACAATCTTCATGTACTTTTCAATAAAGTATTCAGGATCTTTCATGCACCTAATGCGCTCTTCTATCTGTTCTTTTGTAAAGATAAAAGATACGCCCATCCCCTTGAGGTTGGGGTTGTTTTTGTAGTTTCTTATACCATCTGGTGCTATTTGTTGCTGTAAATTATCACTCATCAGTCTTTTTATTCATTTTCTTAATAATCTCGTCAAGCTGTGCAGTGTTACCAACAAACAAGTTATTGTTGACAACTTCAGGTGACTTACCACCTTTATTTTTAATGGCATCAATCTTTGCTCTGGATGTATGTATTCCAATCAAGTCTTTTTGTGCATTTGCTATTGTATTGACGAGCAGCGCAACTACTTCATATGCTCGTGGATGCTGACTTTGATCTGCTATTTGCACAAGGTTATTCAGCGCATCAATCGAACGCTCTGTGATTGTGTATAGATTTGTGCGAATGTATTGATAATCTGTTGATAAATCATTTTCAGATGTTGGCGGCTGAACAGGCTCTTGCTTCTCAAACTGAACTGGAGCTGTTTGTGTCTTTGTTACAGGCGTTTCTGTAGTGGTGCTTACTAAACTTTTTAAATCATCTTCAGTAGCAACAAAACTATTTTCTACATCATACTTTTTTAGAACATTCTTATTATCACTCATTTAGTCCTCATTTATAATGACACTCTTACCAACATTGTCTATAATTTCGTCAACGTATCCATACTCTTCAACATATGTAACATTATCAGGATCTGGTTTTGTTGTTATTCTTGCCAATGGCTCTAGCTGTTGAACATCACCACCTAAATCTGTTGCGGCCACTATATCAGTTATGGCTTCAGTAATAACAGGCTTTTCAAATATTGGGCCATAAAACATAATCTTCAAATCAAATGATAAAGTCCATATTACGTCTCTTCGCACTGTCCAGTCATCTTCATAGTTGTCTTGAAGATTTAGTCCAACAAGAGTAATCGCAACATCATCTCGATAGTTCATTTTTGGTATGCTTTTAATACCAACTGTGTACGCTGGTGTAAACCATGGAAGTATTTGTTCAATAATTTGATTAGAGTCGTCTATGTATTTTGAAATGACTGAAAGCTCAATCGTCATTTTATAGGGAACGCCTTGATATTGTCGTGCCACCTGTCCGGGTGTGTTATCGATTGGCTGTATGTTTCTTCGTATTGTATTAAGTTTCCTATTTGAGTCATACTCAAGCGACTTGATTTCAAAACTCATTCTAGGCAATCGTATTGCATAGTTTTTACTGAGATTGGGATCTTCTTCTG